GTACCTGAACCATTCAATCTTTTAGCTTGAAATTTATAATCAACTTGACTCGTAGTGTTTGGACTATCGGAATACCACGGAGTCACACTGGCTGTATTGTTGTCAACATAGCCCAAAACTTCGTCCCAACTTTTTAAGGAGGAATATCCCCCACTAGCAATCTGCCTTTGCAAATTTAAGGCAGTAAACAAAGCACCGTTATTTCTTATGTTGTTTAGATTTCCCATAAGCAGAATAGTTGAAGATGTTGAAGAAGGTGTAATTGAAGCGGAAGCCCCTGTTAAGTCTGCAAAAGATCCTGTTGAAACTGCTGTTGAATTTGTAATAGTAACTGTCACAACCTGAATCACATGACCCGGTGCAGTCAACGTCTGCCCAGCCGGGACAATTACCGTGTTAGCATTGGCCCCACTTGTCGGGCCTTTGATTGTTTGTACTGTAAGTTCTGATGCCATTTATACCACCGTTAGTGTGCCATTAACAGTTACCGTGCCGCTCATAGTGACGGGGCCGATAAGCATGGCATTATCATTAGTTGCAATCGTAAAGTTCTCAGTCAGTGTATTCGGGTTCTGATATCGTCTAGCCTTTAAGCCACCATCAAACTCGCCACCCGTGCTAGCCGCTACAGTATCCGCCACGTTGAATGCATCGTAGGTCACGATCTCCACTACGTCGCTAGCGGCTAATGCTGTCAGGCTGGATATAGTGTTAGCCGTATTGGTGTTGTAGTCTACGTCTGCAACCAAGAGTACACCGTTCAAGTATACATCGGCATAGTTACCGTCAGGAATCTTGAGGCGGCGACCATCGTCATCCAACCCTGAAATTGATGTGGCTCCAGCAGAGGCTTGCGTAAAATAGTACCGCTGTCTTACGCCAAAGTCTGATGATCTTCCGATGTAGGGCATCGTTTATTACTCCGGTTTAGGATACTTGTCTTTGACAGCTTTGATGTCAGCTTTCCATGCATCAATGCCATCGTGATAAATCTTGTCTAGTTGATCAGCGATAGAAGGATATTCTGCCGCACGTTTCAACTTGTATGGTGCATTGGCTTCATCGTGTGCCGCCTGTAGTTCCGCAACCTTCGCATTAAACTCAGTCTCTGTTGGCTTGGTTACACCGTCTTGGGTAACAATTGCATGTTGCCAACACATACGCTGATCGTTAGGTATTTTATTTCCGTCTGCATCAACCTTTGCCCAACCATACCAATCAGGAGTATCAGGACGTAATGCTCTTAGAGCTTCCTGCACAAAGTTTCTTTCCATCTAGGTATCTCCAAGTCGGATAAATGTGAATGTAGTTTCGTTTCTATTGGTATCTCCCCTAACAACACTACTTCCTGTCAAAGAACTTGTGCGAAACTTTATTTTTTGATTTGCTGTATCTGTTATGTCTAAAACTAATTGTGCAGAACCAGACTGCGACGCACTATCGCTTCCAGCATTGCCCGCTTCTGCGAGTGCATATTCTGTAAAGCTACTATTGTTAGTCGTGACTTGAATACTTATCTGAACAGTGCCGTCACTTGCTTGAGCAAGAAAGTTAGCCTCTACAAGAACTAAATAAATTCCTGTTGATGGAAATGAAAATATGCCAGAGGAGTGCGTCATCCCAGTGCCGATGGTTCCTGACGTTGTCTCATCTGTTTGCTCAACTTCACCTGATGAACCTAGATCAACTCCGTTACCTTTATTTGCAGTCAACCGAAACTGATCAACCATCGTAATACCATTTGTAGTAGCAACCGTACCAGTGCCTGTGGGAACCGTGAGTCCACCTGTGCCGTCAGCTTTTTTAATTGTGTTTACAAGGATCTCGCTCATGGTGTCTCCTTAACAAGCCATCAAGACACACGGCACAAGATAGCTACCGTCATCGTATGTATGTGAAACGTGAGTTGATGTGACCTTTGCAATGGTCTTAGACCGTACAATGTCATCACCCTGTGGTTTTGCTGTACCGTCTCCTGCTGACATGAGAAGATCGCCACGGGCAACCGTTGTGCCTTGAGCAATACGAATCACCATATCGCCTGTCATTGCCACGTTCATGTCGTTAATGTAAATGTCATCATCGTTGTCCCAGTTGACGAACACCCCTGCAACATCTGCATCGCCTTCAACATCAGAGACTTTCATGCAGTTTAGCTGTTCGTTATCTTCTGTTACGCCTTCGTGTGTCCATTCGGCCATCTGGTCTAGGTTAGACATAACAGTGCCTTTGACGATAGATTCGTCACGGGTGTTATCTGCGAGTTGTGACCAACGTGATAAGTGACCGCCATTATAAGAAACAGTTGTTCCAGAAATTGCAATATTTCCTTCCTCTGTTCCCGCTTGCCTAAAAGCAATCAATCCCCCGTCAGATGTAGGTCTGCCAAGCTCTAATACATTTCCATTACGGGAAAACTGACAACCACCATTATATCCAAGCCGAATACCTTCTTCTGAAGAACTTTCGGCAGGGCTGTTATTGGTTGTGCCAATAAGAAAACCTGTGCCACTGTTGAACCTAGCTTTTTCTGAGTCTGCTACTTCAAACTGAATAGTTTGGCCGGATGCATCAAAAGTAATTTTTTCATCCCCGTTCCCGATAACATCTAACGTGGCACTGTTGGAACCGTCCTTAACGACAACCGTCCCCGCCTCATCAGGCAGAGTCAATGTGCGATCTGTGTTGCTGTTAGGTGATGCAATGGTGAATGTGCCGGAGCCGCTTGCGTTGGGGGTGAGTGCTATTTTGCTCATCCGGCTATCTCCATTATCATAATGCTTGAAATAGGTGTACTACGGGCATTGTCGTCAGAATCTGTGCCGCTACGATTTACATGTAACGTCTGTGTTGAACCTGCATTGTTTCGTAATCTAATTGAAAACGTAGTGCTAGTTGCGGCATTTGCCGGAACTTCACCGAAAGAAAAAGTATTAAATTGATCTGCAACGCCACCGCTGAAATTTCTACCAACAGTGTCAGCGTTTCTTGAGCCTCTTGTGTCCCCAATTAAAATGGCTGAACCATCTCTATAAAAACGAAAACCTGCGGCGGCGTTGCCGCCATTACTTGTGTTGACAACGATGTAAACTAATAATCTAGATGAAGTTGATTTGGGAGTAATAGTTGCGGTTAACCCAGTTACATCAGTACCAAGACCTCGTGCCGATACTGATTCACTGTATGTATCAGTTTTAGTCGTACTCACAACCTGCAACACACTTCCCGCAGGAAGGTTGGCATCGGTAATGACCCCATCCTGTACAAGTGATACGCCTGTTGTTCCATCAATCGTTACAGCCATTACACAATCACCAATCTGCTATTTGTAGGAACGCCCAAGGTCACACCTGAAGATATGGTTACTGGGCCAGCCATCGTTGCGTTAAATCCTGCATCCAAAGCAATGTCTTCGGTAATCGTCCGTGGGTTCTGGAACAAAGTCGCATTGTATCTTTCGGACGAGTTAGTCTTCACGGTCGCCTTGCCACGGATAAGAACATAAATGTTACCAGTGCCTGATGGCGGTGCCGCTGTAAAACTCAGAGTCTTACCGGCAATCGAGTAAGCCGTGGCTTCTTCCTGCTGTACGTTCTCAACGAACACCTCACAGTCCAGACCAGTCGTGCTCTTTGTCAGAGTAAAGTCTGTAGTCGATCCATTGCCACTGAAGGTATCCTTCGTGACCTCTTGGAACTGAAATCCGGGCTTGTTACCTAAGTACGCCATGATCTACCTCTTAGGTTGAAATCGAGTCTACAACCGAGACCCACGCGTCCAAGCTGTTTGCTGTATCAGAAACAATCTTCAGCGCATCACCGTTCTGCAACACAACCTTCGCACCACCGTCCAACAACTGGAGACTAGCTCCGGATGGGATTGGAATGTCTTTACCAAGGTAGTAGTCGTTCGCGCTCGATGTGATGTAAACGTCTACAAGGATCTGAGTGGCAACAATGTTCGCCAGACTGATCCCCACCAACGCGTCATCTGAATTTGCGGTGCGAAGTGTCGTGGCTGATGTGCCAATCTGTCTCGCTATGTTTCGTTCAAAGTCCTGTGCCATATCTCACCTATAGTGCAATTGCCATCGCGACCGAGAAACCTGCTGTCGCAATACCTGTTAAATTTGATCCATCCACCGCAGGTAACTGTGCTGACCCGTTTAATTGTACGACATTGTTCGCGCTTGTACCTACGTCCAACGCCGCCGCTGTACCAAGACCGGTCACTTTGCTTGATGCAATCTTGAGCAGCCCCGTAAAGTCTGTAACCGCCGCACCAGATCCTGCACCATCGGCAAAGATAATTTTAGTTTCACTGTTTGGGATCGTGACGTTAGCACCACTGCCCTGTGTAAAAATGACTGATTGACCAGAGTTGTTGTAAACCAGATAGATCTTTTCTTGATCGTTTGGCGAAATAGTGATGGTGTTTGTGCCAGAAGGGCTTCCGCCAAGAACCAACAGCTTGTACATACCGTCGGTTAACGTACCGTCAGTTGTTGTTAGCGTGTGTGTAGTACCGGACAGCGAGATATCGCCCACGCCATTCAGTGCGCGGTCAATAATATCTAAGTTGGTATTAGTGGTATTACCCCAGGTTCCGGACTGTTCGCCCGTTCCTATCAGTTCGATACCAGTGTTTGCCGTGTATGTACTCGCCATTTACATCTCCTAAGCCGCTATATCATCCCAGCTTGGTGACTGAGACGGCGTAATTTCTGACCAACCTGGCGACTGAGACGGTGTTGCTGCAGTCCAACTTGGTGACTGATTTGGATCGATCTCGCCCCAAACAAATACGTTTCCAAGGCGTCCAGTAGCAACCAGATCTGTACCTGTCAAGGATACATCAGCATTGGCCTTAATGGAAACAGTGCCGACAGAGGACGTAATCTCAAGTCCTGTCTGCGGTACAGTAACATCAATACGGGTGTCGATAACGCCAGAAGAAGTAGTAGCACTTGCAGAAACTCCAGTAACTGCAACGTCTGCGTTGGCTTTAACCGTGACAGATCCGTTAGAAGCGGTCGCTTCGTTGCCGGTAAGACCTACATTTGCTTCGGCTTTAACCGTGACAGATCCAACAGCCGTAGTTCCGGCTAAACCTGTTGCTGGGACATTGGCTTTGGCTTCGACGGTAGCTGTGCCAACCGCGCTCGTAGCAGAAACTCCAGTAACTGCAACATTTGCTTTAGCATCAACAGTAACATTTCCGGCGGCGGAGGTAGCCGATTCACCTGTGGCATCTACATTAGCATCCGCAGAAACAGTTGCAGTGCCAACAGCACCAGTTGCCACAACACCAGTAAGACCTACATTTGCTTCTGCGACAACAGCAACTGATCCCAACTGACCTGTTGCTGTTTCGCCTGTGACCGCGACGTTGGCATCTGCGGAGACTAAAACAGAGCCAACGCTTGTTGTTCCAACTAATCCAGTGGTCGGAACATTAGCAATACCCGTTGCGGTGACAGAGCCAACCGCACCGGTGGCAGACTCACCAGTGACTTCGACAGGAACGGGATTATTCCACGCTCCTTGGGACCAAGTCCCTCGACCCCAACCGGTAATGTCAGCCATTAGGCGTCCTTACGCGATTCGGATAATTGCGTTAGAAGCGTCAGCGGTTGGGAACTGAATCGTAAAATCACCGGCTGTTGATGTCTTGTCGCCACCAAAAGCTAAAACAACGACGGCGTCTGTTGTGTTTGATCCACCGGCTGTTGTGGTGTTATAGATTATTGCACCATTTGCTGTGATAGTTGCTGTTGTAAAAGTTTCATCAGCAAAATCGCAGAACGCTGTTGTTCCAGAAGTTGTCGGGTTTACATTTGTCAACGCCTGACCGCCCGCAGAGTATCCTGTACCCGAAACCTCGTTCGATGTGCTGTAATCTGTCGTGGCCGCGCCTAGTGACGCAGATGACGTAAACAACGCGATTTTGTATGTATGACCGGAAGTCCGGAAATCGTGCTTTCCTTCAAGCAACTCTTGCTTAAAAGAAGTACACATTGCTTGTGAAATTGCCATTACAGTCTCCTTATGGCTTCAGCTAATTGAGGATGACCTGCATCCATAAGTGCATTATATACGGTTGTACGATCAGATCGAATTGCCTCTCTCATGTAATACGCTATCAGTTTATGCGCCTGCTTTTTGTATGCACGGGCTTGGTCGCGTAATGCGGGATCTGCGGTATCTGAAATGCTGATCAACCGATCAACACACCGCTCTGCAACTTCCTCGGGCGTAAAACCACGGCCTTCTGTTGTATGAACCTGAACCAACGGAGTCTCAGGTATTTCAAATTTTAACGCTTCGGTTGTTATCATGTTGCCTCCCGTCTAACTAAACCCTCACGGTATGCATCGCTCGTTTCTCGTGCCTCGCCCAAGTTCTTCAGACGAGCAACGGCCTCTATAAACTGAGTATTATAGTTTTGAAGAACATCTGGCTCACCTTTCATAAAGGTGTACGCTGCGATCAACGATCCATACAGAATAGCCTGTGGTGCATTAACGGACAGCCAAGTGGTTCCACTGTCTGCTTGTGCAGTGAGAGATGCTGGGCGGTAATAATAGTGCAGCTCAACCGCGTACGCATTATTAGGAATAGGAGCAATCAAAAAGTTTTGATAATCAAACGGCGCATAATACCGAGGAATACCCGTTACAGAAGAGTCTGGCGCGTAGTCCTGTAAGAAGTTCACATCCTTAAACTCAAGAAACGTCTTTGTAGTACCGCTTGTAAACGACAAAGAAAACGGGGCTAAGAAGTCTGAAGGCATATTCAAATACGGATTTGATGCCGTCAGGTTAGCTGTCTGATTCCGACGAAAAAACGTCAAGCCAACATTTTTAAAAATGCGCTCTTCACACGACTCGATAAACGTATCTAAATTACTGACAAATGTCGTTTCTGCGTTTTCGCAGTAATCCTGTATCGCTTGTTTAAGCTCTGCTTTCGTGTAGCTCATGATATCACCACTGTTACGTCACCAACTCGGCCAACACCGCGTGGACCCTGTTGAGGCTGTCCTACCTCGTTTGTGTAGACGTACACAAATACTGTTTCAAATTGATCCGGTCTTGGACTTCTAAGGGCCTGCGGATCCGCCCCAACATTTGGTGCTTCTAGCTGCGGATGTTTTGACTCGTATTCATCTGGGCCAACAAGCAAGCCGTTCCATTCTTTACGCATCTCACGCAAACGGTAGCGAAAGCCAGATCGGTCTGAAATTCCAAATGCTTTTGCTCCTGCTGCATACCTTGCCATGTTAGAACCTAATGTACTGAATATCAGGTTGTAGCTTTAAAGATACACGATCTTCGTCTTCGTCAGCTGCCCGCTGGAACTCTTCTTCGTACACAGCCTTCAGCAACTGCACACGCTCTGGCGCTTTTTTCATCGACAAATAATATGCGAGACCAGCAACCATGCACGGCAAAAAACGATACGGAACATCTGTGGTGTTCTGTGATGTGTCTGCGTCTTCAATTCGCGTGATGTAGTAATACACCAACTGATCAGTGCTGTTCTCTGGCGTCGGCCACAATGTAATCTCAGGGCTGGTCTGACGATTAAAATAAAACTGCGACGGCCTGCCTGTCGTACTCTTGTTCGGGACATTCAGATACTCGCCTCGGCTGATCCGGTCGATGTCGAAGTCCGTACCAGAACGCCGTACTGCCACCTCCAAAATGTCGTTCATCGGAGAAGCTAGGCCATTCGTTGAAGTGTAGGTCGCCGTACCAGAAATCAACGTCAGGGTAGCTTGTTTTACCGTCCATAGATTAACCCCACGATTTGCCCATTCGGAGAACATGATATTAAGTGATCGACGAGCAGTTTTAGCATCATAGCCAGTGCGAACCTCAAGTCCGCACCTTTCATATGCCTCTTCAATGATGTCTGCTACGTCAAGATCAAAATCTCTTGATCCTGAAGTTGCCATTTACACTATCCGGTTCCGACGCATTGGAGGACGCATACCGCCAGAGGACATGCGTGAACGGCGGATATTCATCGCACGATCCATCGCCATGTCGTCCATGCCTGTAACATCTGCACGAGGTTTCATTTGAGCCTCCGCCATTTGAGCCGCCATTTGACGCCCAACTTGCATAGCCTGCTCAGGTGTAATGTTGTCAACCATGCCGCCACGCTGGAACTTTTTCTTTGCCATTACTTCTTACCCTTTTTGATCATGCCGCCACGCATTTTCTTAACCATGCCGCCACGCATTTTCTTAACCATGCCGCCACGCATTTTCTTAACCATGCCGCCACGAGCCTTTTTGACCATCTTTGGGGCTTTCTTTCCACGCATCATTCCAGGCATTTTAATCTCCTTCGGAGTTCGCTCCGCTGTTTTACAAGACGATCATAATCGTCAACATCGTACAGTTCATAGTACCCCAACTTGTGGAGTGTGTCCGCAGCATCATCTAAATCAGATAATGTCTGTATAAACACAATGGCCCTGTCTTCTTGATACGACAATAACCAGAGATCTTTACCTTTGTATGAGAGCCACCGATTTAACGCGTTGCAGCCTGCTTCAAGTTCAAAGTAGTTCTGCTCTGGCTCTTCTTGTACACACATCACAACCTTGTGTGTACCATCAAACTTTTCTATCTCACGACAAACAAGATTCCAAAGATCTTGATCTATTTGGACATTTACTTGTCCTTTATGCCAAGCCTGCTTGGCAAATGGACACAATGGTATCCCATTTAATCCTTCTTCAACAGAAGACAGGGTTTCAACCCAGCTTTCTACCCACTGATTTATTTCTTCTTTTTCCAATTGACACGCTTTGATGATGTTTTTTTCTTGATAGCAGATTTTGCGCCCGATGATTTACACTGTGCCATTGTTGGACGGCAGGCAGGGTATGCTCGTTTGCTACCACCTTTTGCGGATTTTCGCCCGCACGGTTTTCCGGTTTTACAATCAACCCAGCCCTTGCCCTTGTTTTGAGCAAACCACTTGCGTAACTCGGCACCCTTTTTAGTCTTGCGAACAGCCACTAGTAACTCTTTGTTTTCTTGCGAGAGGATTTTTTCTTTTTCTTTTTGCCTCCGGTCCCATAGTTTGCGGCACCAACTTTTCTACATTTTGCAATGGCACCACTTGCATACGCACTTGGAAAAACTTTGTAGCGAGCTTTAACCTTTTTGTAACATGCGTCTTTTGGCACTTTTTTTCCTCCTGGTTTCGACACCTGCTTGGAGATGTTTGACCTACTGATTGTCATTTTAACAAGTGTTCGGTGATAGCAACTCCAATAATTAGTGCTGCCAACCCCCACATACGAAGGTCAAGCTTTTCTAAAGAAGACTTGTGTTCATCGAGTCTTTCTTCGATTCGTTTGTACCGAAGAGTGCACTCAGCTTCGTGTTTTTCCAGTTGTTGAAGAACATCTTCAGCTTTCATCTCAACACTTCCATCTTCGTCTTGCCGCACAAATACGTTTTTTGGGTGTCTTTTTGCAATCAATATTGTGCATTTTCTTTTGACCTTCAGATCGAGCACAAAAAGAAGCACGTCTCTTTGCCGCTTTTGATCCCTTTTTAACTTTTCCTGTAACAGCCGTTTTTAACTTTGAGCCGGGGTTTTTTCGACGATACTCTTTAACCCCAGCTCTTGTCATTCCAGCACCCGACTCAGTAGAACGAAAGTTTTTTCTGTTTCGGGCAGGCATTTTTGCCTTTTTTGCAGCCATTAGCCAAAAAAGCCAGTTACAGAGTCAATATTAGTCAACGTAACATGACACTCACTACTAAAAATTATGCCATGATCAGGGATAGTTATCTGATTATCGTCAGTTGTGTGAAAAACCATAGACAACAAAGTTTCACCACCGCTTCCGTTTTTAAAAACTATCGCTGGAGAGCCACTAGAGGCTGTTTTGACATAAAAGGATTTTAGCCTATTTCTGCCACCAAGCAGTGTTCCTGTGCTTGTGACAGTTTTAGCCGTGATTGCACTAGCCATAGGTCACCTCCTATTAGGCGATTGTCGCGCCGTTGTTTCCTACAACAACCCAACCTGCTGCGCCGTAAACAAGAACTACACCATCTCCAACATCGTTGAAAGTGACAGTAGAACCGCCTGCCAGAGTTGTTGGAGTAAGAGTTCCGTCACCGCCATCAACAACCATTGTGATGATTTTGACTTGACCGGTAGCACCGTTTGCAAGAGTTAATGCATTTGCACCAGTAGTGGTTATTTCAGTAATCAAATCTGTAAGATTGACCGCTCCAGCACCGGAAAGCGACTGAACACTCCCCGTAATGATGTCTGTGTATGAAGTACCTGTGGTAAACGCGCCGGTAGTTGCGTTTTTAGTGACTGACTGAAAGCCGTTTTCGGAGCGGACCGGGCCGCTGAAAGTTGTGTTTGCCATGAGAATCTCCTGTCTTGGCTAGTGTCGATTACAGGATGTAATCGTCAGAAGTTATTTGAAAGTATACACACAAAAAAGAGGGGCGCATAGCGCCCCTTAAAATAGGGATGAGGGAAATCCCTATGAGTGACTGTTATGCACCTGGTGATCCGAATACAGTACGCGGATCCGAAAATCCGAAGCTGTAACGCTCACGAGCCTTAAAGCGCATGTTGCCGGTGTCGAAGTCCGCTTCCATGTTAGTGGAGAGTGGAGTCCGCTCGAAGTGGACGAATCCACGAGGTGTGTCGGTCAAGATGAAGAACGCGTCTGGATCTGTCAGGAAGTCGTTGACAGCATAGCCGTCAGGCAACATACCCATAGAACGCAGTGCGTTAACATCGTTGTCTGCTGTGCCAACGCGAAGGTTAGACACCATCAAACGCTCTGCAACAAATTGAAGCTGACGTGGGATGATCAGCTTAATGCCACGCAGTGCAACCTTCAAACCACGCTCGTCCACAAACCCAGCAATGTTGATGAGTGCGTCTTCGAGTGAAGTTTCGTTAAGGTCAGCAGCAACAGAAGGCTCGTTGGCAAAAGTTCCACCATTGGTTAGTGGGTGATCAGTCGCACAAAGCGCCTTACCGTCGCCACCAGCACTAGCACCTGCAGTGAACGCGTTGTTCAATACAGAAGCGGCCTTGACCTGCTTAGTGTGAGCCATTGAACGAGCAAGAGCACGAGTGTAGCGAGAGCCAAGACGATCATACAGATTGTCTTCAATCGCTTCTTCAGTGATCGAAAATGCCAAAGCAACAGTCTCGTGATTGTAACGTGCTGTGTATGCTTCTTGTGCATCATCAAAGCTGACGGATGAACCTTCAGACTTTGTTGGTGCTGTACCGAAGCCAGACAACATTACTTCTTCCTCAAACGCACGGTCCGAAGATTCAGTAGTGTAGATCTCAGCGTGTTGATTTTCATACCGAGCGTACTCCATGCCAAATAAGGCATTGAGACCCGGCTCCAGTTCTTTCGCTAATTGAGCGCGAGAAATAGCCATTATCTAGTCTCCTTATACGCCAGTAACACTAACAGTACCCTGAACGATAGAGCCGTTCGGAGCATTGAAGTGGTTGTTAATACGAACGATCAACGGAATTCCAGCTACAGTAAAGTCACTGTTTTCTGCTTGATCCATTACACCAACGATGCGAAGCGCATGAGCCGCAGTTGTAGCAACGGTGTTCAAATCAGCAGATGCTGAAGAAAGCCCGGTTGTATCGTCTCCCGAGTTACCATTTGCAAACTGAATGTTTGAGAAAACAGCGGTGCGAAGCTCTGCTTCTGTGTCGTTTCCTGCTTGTACATTTGATGTTGCAATTGTATACAACTGATTAGGGTTGTCATATACAAAGGCTTTGACGGGGAAATTACTATCCGCGCCAGAACCAGGCCAGTTGTTAGAGAACACTGTTTCACCAGTTGTCGAGCTAACGTACTCACATCCGTTAAACACACCCAAGATAGATACAGTGCCACCCGCTGCTGCTTGAAGATCATCAATGACCCCCGCTGCTATAGGGATGACTGCCATACCCTTATAAATCTTGTTCGTGTTATCGGAAGCGATACGATACTCGGTCAAACCAGTGGAATTAGGTGCTGAACCTAACATACCATACGGACGCAGTCCGAAGGCTCCATTTGAATTTGCCATGAGTTTTTACCTCGTAAAATTATTCCGAGTCGCTAGTGCGACCACCAAAACTTACCCGACTCTGCCTATCACTATGCATTGGCATTGAAGGGTGTTGCTCTTTCATCATGTCTTGGTCAACAGCAGTCATTTGCTCGCGGGTCCGGAGCCCGTAGTACTCGGATCTTTCTTGTGCTGTTTCCGCAGGAATTCGGCAAAGCATTAAGCCTCCCTGACCTATTACTCCTGCGTGTTTACCCTCGTCAATGACGGGGTAATTGTAATCGGGATACTCTTCGGCCCGGACAGGTTCCCATCCTTCGCGTAACTTAGTATGAACATTCATCGTGTCCTCTTCATTACGCATCGAAGTACGAATCCAACGATGTACAAAGCCCTCTGGGGCTGGCGGGGCTTCCAACCGACTTGGTGGAGCCCACGGTTTTCTGCGTGCTTCTGTTTCACGATCCGCCGCTGCACGAGGCGTACGGTTTGATTTTGCTTCAGTCATCTCACTCTCCTTATGGTTTAACGTACTTGGCGTACTCTTCTAACGGAACACCAAGCTTTTTCGCTATAGCCACTTGAGATGCCGTGAGCTTGACTGTTCTGCGCCCTGATGGTTTACGAGATGCCGAAGTGTCAGCAGATGCGACCTGTCCACTTCTCCCATTCTTACTAAACCGCTGCGGAAACTCTCTCCGCATACGGCCATCAATTTCATTGTAGTAATCATCGGACTGCGGGTCAAACCCTTCTTCTTCCACGAGCTTTTTATGAATGTTAAAAGCCGCAAAAGTCATGACCTCGTCCTGACCAAACCACTCGTTATTTTCCGCCCAAGCCTCAGCCTTTGGGTCAGGCTTCGCCGCTTCTTGCCGTGGCTGTTGCGTTTGTTGCGTTTGTTCTGGCTCTGCCTCACGGGAAACAGAAACCTTTTCCTGACGCTGTTTGGCTAAACGATACCGCTCTTGCTCAATTGCAATACGAGAAAGTTCCTGTTGCGCCTCAAACATTTTGTCAACATCGCCACGGTCGTACGCTTCTTTATACGACTGCTTTGCAATATTTAGCTGGCCATCTAAGCGAGAGCCATATTCGGTCAAATGCGCTTGATCAAGCGTCGTCATACGTTGCTTGAGTTGCTCATTTTCCTGACGGAGTGTTTGCGCTAGTCGAGCTGCTTCTTCTTTGTCTCGCTCTTCCTGACGGTATTTTTCCGTAAGTTTTTTAATGCGTTTCTGTACATTCTTACTATAGCTCTCAAGCTCGTCTTCACCGTCTCCGGGCTCGTCTGCCTTTGCAGGCTCTCCAGCTCCTTGATCCGGTTCTGAACTCTCCATTGCATCTTCCGAAGCAGTTCCTTCGAGTTCAACTTCGACACTTGAGTCCTCCGTCGCAGGGGCTTCCTGCTTTAAATCTTCTTCAGACATTCATTACATCTCCTGGTTCAAGAATCGTCGCAATGACTTCATCATCGTTAATAATTCGGATTTCTCCACCATCAATCTTGAAGCGGGAACCGGCATAGCGGCCAATACAAACCCATTCACCTTCCTTGCACCAAGGGTCACCTTCACCGAACTTGGCTGGATCTTTATACGCCAAGGGACCAACTTTAAGAACATAGGCAACAACTGTTGCTAATTGTTCTCGTTGCCGGATCTCGTCTGGGATAAATATCCCACCGTCAGTGGTGGTTTTGCCTTGATACGGCATCACAAGGATTCGCCAACCGGTGGGGTTGGGTAATCTTTCTTTCAGTGATTTATCGAGGAGGGAGGGGTCTAGGACACGTTTCGACTCTTCAACGTAAGCGTTTTCGAGTGAAGGTCCGTCGGTTTTTTGTTCTTTCGCAGGCTCTTCAGCCGCTAGACTAGCGGCGACGTGCTCCGGAACTAGCAAAGAGGTCTTCGACATCGTCTTCTGTTTTCTCCAGCAGGGTTTTCATTTCATTAATGGCAGTGGCAACACCCTGAAGCTGCCCGACCATACTGCGATACTGCTCATAGTTTTGAGCCGTGCCGTTTGCTAATTGATCTCGTAAATCAAGTTCACGTTCTCGTAGGACTTTATACAATGATTGTGCGAATTGAACAACATCCATTATAAAATATCTTTTCTTGACGCCTTTTGTGATTCGTCGTCAATTGGACCACCTGAAACCCAAGCATTACATACACGTTGAGAGGCGCATTTAAATTTTAAAAACTGACAGTATCCGATATCTCCTGCATCAATAGCGTCATATGGATCTGCTCCGTCGTCTCCAATTCCCTTGGCAATACAATCCTGCATGTCTGATGTAAGATTAAAAGCAGCACAGTTTGCACAACGACTTTCAAGCGCCGCTTCAACATCTGTGTTGAACTCGTTAGCGATCTTCATCCAAAAATCATTATTTTGACCGGTATCATCTAAACCTGGGTTTAATGGACCGTAGTCGTATTCGTCAATCGCTTCTTTTCTGTTCTCAAGGTTTAGGTCAATATCTTGCGTAGCAGGAGGACAGGTTTTACCGTTCTGACTTTCTTCCATCTTATCTACAGGCATTCCGCCCATTGTGATTGTGATGCTGTACATTAGAACGTGCCTTTAAAACCCTTACCGGTCATTTGAATGGATTTATAGCCACGAACCAGTCCACCAATTTCAAACATTTGAGTTTCAGACGAGCGTAGATACTTTTCACGGTCTTTATCAGACTTGTAACCAGCTTCTTTAGTTGTTTTTTCCATGTCTTTTTCAGACAGTCTTTTTCTGTTTTCACTTTTAGCCTCCGCACGACGACCTTCAAATGCCATTGCGGCTTCTAGCGCATCTGGCTCTTTTCCGCTGACCGGCTCCATTGGTGGATCACGATAAACATCACCGCCATGTCCAAAGCCTTTCACACCGCGACCTTTTAAAATGTCTTTCTTGGTGACTTTACCGTCACCCGTCAAATCTGGAAACTTTTTACCCGGCATCACTTCTTACCTTTCTTGTCCAAAAATCCTTCGACAGCGCCGCCAGCAAAATAAAATGATAAAATTACTAGCATCGCGTAGTTAATACTAAACTGCTCCATAACCTTTGTCACGGCTTCTGGATCGCCCTGCCCTGAGATCGTCATGGCGAGAACTAAAACATAGCTCCCCAAGAATGTCAGGCCAAACATCAATGCGAGGTAACGCTGGGCAATTTTAAATGGGGCGTACGCATTCATGAGGTCAATTTTCGCTTTTGACTTAGCAGCAATCTCTTCTTCTGTGGATGTGTGCATTGAGTCAATCAGGTCCATGCCTTTCTTGATGACATCCCCTGATCCAAGCATTTTGCTGATTACACCAATCATTCTTGTCTCCCGTCTTCCGGTGGTGTGATCTGATTTGTTTGAACACAGATCGAATCATAATTCATCTTTGGTGTTGGAGCAGTTCTCATGAACTCCTCTCGCCCTACAAAGCAGTCAGCCATTGTCATGTATTGACCTTGAGGCATGACATAGTACTTTTCATTTTGCAATAATAAAACAAATAGCACCCATGTGATCATGTCTATACTCCTTTGTTCTTCCGAATCTGTCGTAGATTATCAATTCTGGTGTCGATTCTTTGGAGGGCTTCTGCCAGTCGATAGATGGAAGTTCCTTTGAACTTGCTTGGGCAGGTGTTAAGGGAGACACAACGTCTGGCTTCCTCCAAGCGGGATGAAAAGGACTGATAAATAAATCGCTCATTCATTAGCCGCCTTTAAGACTAATAAGCCAAAGTACAAAGGCCACGGCCAAGCCCACTGCACCGAGAATAAGAATGCCAGCAGCACCATACAAAAGTGCATTTTTAACGGCTCTCTTTTTAGCCAACCTACGAGCCTCTTCTCGTTTCTTCTCGTTTTCACGAAGTTGCTTTCGATTTGCTATAAATTTTTGATAGTCGTCCCAAAGACCAGCGCGACCACTATAAATAAATAATTGTTTTATTTCAGCTTCGCGCTGGTTGATCTTCTCAAGCTCAAAGAAGTGCTCCATTGAACCTTCTTTGGCTTTTTTCTCGATCTCTTCCTTCGCGTCAGCAAGTTTAGTAAGTTGTGGACCTAACTCACCGACAGAGTTGATATGCCCTGCAAACTCTTTGATAGCACCGATAGCATCGTTGGCTATTTTGACTGCGGCTATCGCTTCAAAGATCACTACAGCTTCTCCTACGTCCGTCGTTGAATATTCACTCTCTGGAGATCAATCCTCTCCCTGTTTACATCTGCGCGTTGATCTGCAATTTCTTCTTGAGACTCTATTCTTGCAGCGTCTGTTGCCGCGCGCTGTTGAAGTTTTTGCTGTTCGAGAGCCATTTTCTCACGATCCAGCTGTGCTTGTCTCTCATTTTCTGACGCCTTAATCATCAATTCCTGCTGACGAATCGCGACCAACGGATCTTGCTGACCTTCCTGTGGAGGCTGGAGTGATTGCAAGAACTGAGCGGTCAATTGCGCCTGTATCTGCGCGACGCGTGACTCAATCTGCTCTGGTGGGATCTGAGGCTGTACCTGCGCCATCCGTGGATCAATTGCGCCCACTTGCGCCAAGCTTTGCATCTGCTCCATGTTCTGCTGGATCTCCTGCGTCATCATTGCACGCGCCTTAAACGCAATGTGCTCCATACAGTGCGACACAAACATGCCATAGACACTTGGGGTTGCCTGAACAATCGGAGACATCAGCATGGCCGTGTGTGCAGCGATATGAGCATCATGGTCCTGTTGTTCAAAAGCTTGTAGAATCTGCCCCGCCAAAGCTCGCGCATTTTCGATACTTGGGTCTGTTGGTTGTGGTTGCGGTGGTGGGGGCAGAATCTCATCAATGTTCTGCACTTCCAACGCCTGATACATACGGCGATATGCTGAATGCAGATTGTGCATTTCAGGGTTGGATTGTGCCAATTGCAACTGTGTTTGCGCCAAAGTGACACGTTGCGCCATCGAAAATATGTTTGGGTCAGACACAGGAATGACGTCGACGCGGTCGTCAAAGTCCGCCTGCTTGACCATCTGATCTCCGCCAATCACCTGATACGGATAATTTGGTGGTAAATAATCACGGATAAGTGCTGCAATCAGACGGAACTCTGTCTTCTGCGCGTAATGCAATCGCTTGTGAATCGCCGACATAACCTTCATGCCACGCTCTAGCAAAGCGACTGTCGTACCGACAGGCATGTCTTGGCTCATGTTGCTGACCTGCTGGTCCGCGATAGACACGAACCGGCGACCAGACTCGATCAATACTCCAAGGAGTTGTGCAAGTGTCGCTGACGGTTCTTTGAACGGGAGGGGGATAATTGAATTCCGTATGTCTCCGCCAGGAGCGTCAATGTCCCGGAACTCGCCAGGGGCAAGTGGTTCATCGTCGTTACGAATGCGGATACCCCGCGCCTTGAATCCGGAAGGAAGGTTCGCCAATGTACCCGCATCAATCAACTGCCTCAAAATTGAAGTGGCTGCTTTGCCCAGCCCTCCAATCATGTGGATTAGGCCGAACCCGTAAAACCCTAGTCCTGGCAAGAACTTATAATGCACGAAATACGAGATCTTCTTCTTGAGCGGATCGTTTTCTGCATAGTTCCTGCGTATCGACAGAACTTCGCCCGAACCTTGGTCCAAGGTCACAATATACGGAAGCTTTATGCCTGTCGGATCGCCATTCTGATCGACGTCCTCGAAACCTTCAATATCTAAATTGGTATGAACTTCAAGAACAGTGAACTGGTCCTCCATTTCACTGCGTTCAAGGCCGTCTAGCTCTCGAATCTTTTGCTTAACCGAGTCATTTTCTGACTCATAGTCAGCCGACAAATCAACATCTCTGTAGACGCCAGCAACCTGTAGCTTACGCACTTGATTTTCATCCATGCGAAGCACATGCGTGATGCGCGACGCACTTGCAAGATCAGTCGCTGTGTACGGGACAACGAGGTCTTCCGCAGCAACAAATCGAGAAACGGGTCGTTGTTTGGTCTCATCGTAATATATCTTCTTGAAGGTAGAACCACTTAGAGGTAAATAGAACAGCATCTGATCCGTATCCGGATCAAACTCCTCCATCTCCTCTGTGATCAGGTAGTTCATGTAGTTCTTGACTCGTGTCGCCTGCTCTTCAATAGCAGGGTCTTTCGCGCCAATAATATTGGTCCGGACCGGACCGCCAGCTGGTAACAGCTCCTTGTACGCCTGCGCTTGGAACTGTGTGACAGATTCTGAAATCAGGGGATGTGTGACACTAGACGCGCCTTGAAAAGGCTGTGTGCGCTCGACATAACGTACACCCAATAGATCTAGGCCCTTGGTGTAGCCTTCTTCCCAATCGGAGCGCGAATCTAGGTCAGTTTCGTAATTTTCTCGGATCTCGGACGAGATTTCACCCAACACATCGTCTTCGAGCACCTCTGCAAGATTAGCATTGTGGTCATACTCCTCCACCATGACCTCGGCGCCCATTACATCTTCGATTGATTGAACAATAGCACTGCCATCCACGCCTTGTAAGACTTCTGCTCCGCCAGCAAAGTCCTCTAACTGAGGAACTTCGACTTCCATACCCGGAACGGCGTCTATCGCACCGTCGACCATACCCATCATTCGATCAGGAGGGATTGACATTAATAATACTCTCTATGTTTAGGTACATCATCTTCGTCACTCTCTTCCCCCTCCAGTGAAATAAACCCACCTTGGCGAAAGCGAATCAACGCCATCGTCATACTATCAACAAAGTCATCGTGGTCTCCCATCGGGAATGACGCACATTCGTCAATGACCTCGTCCGCAAACTTTTTGTCCGGTGCCCACACCATACCCGCTTCAAATAACGGGGCGACTGTGTGCATTCGCGTCACCTTATCACGGCCTTTAGACGGAGTATAATTTAACACGGGGATGCCTGTCCTGCGTAATTCGTCCGTTAATGGCATACCAGAAGCTTTCGCCTCCACAATTACCATGTCTGGCTCCCAATAGTCATATTCTTCTAAGGCAACCTGTTTTAATTCTGGAAAGTTATAACGACCGCGACGACCATCCAAAAGAATAAGATTGTCAGGGCCACCTTCTTCTGGTTCAAAGACTCCCCAAGTCGTGATCGCGGAATAGTCAGCACTCTCTTTCTTTGAGAACGCCGTGTCATAAGACTGCATAATGTATTTAATAGGTGGGATATCTTCATCTTCCCATGTCCTCCACCATTCCTTTTTGACAATTGCGCCTTCGGACGCCGTCGGGTGTTGTTGCCACTGCGCGTTCCATTTAGCAACCGGCAGTGCGGCTTTGACCTTGAGCAGGTCGTCTTTTTGCCAAAATTCCGGCCATAATGGCTCATCTGAGGGCATAATTGCAGGAAATTCAACAACTTCCCACTGATCGCTCATAATGTCATCACCTTGAGCTTTCAACAATCTTCCGGTCAGATCTTTGGTGCCCCAGCGGGTCATAACCAAAATAATCGCTCCACCAGGCTGCAAACGCTGCCGAGGACCAGATGCCC